ATAAATGGTTTTGATGATAAGCAGATATTATCAAAATTGTATAATATGATTTCAGATATTGATTACAAAATAGAAACAGGCATAAAAGATGCAGAGTTATTAGATTCGTTAAATAATATCAAGATAGATGAAATAAATATTGATATGGACTACCAATTGGTTAATATTTTATTCTTGCCGAGAAACTTTGAAAGATTTAAGGAAGTGTTATTAAAAATAGAGCCAGAAGCAGAATTGTATTTAGCAGATAAAGTAGATTGAGATAAGTTCAAAGGCATCTGTCAAGATATAGCAAAACGAGAACATATAATAAATATGGCTGCGATAATGACAAAGATGATAGATATTTTAGAAGAATATTATATTAAAAAAAATAATAAGTAAAAACAATGGAAGAAAACAAGGAAAAAAATTATGCTGGTCGACCACCTGCCGTTACGGAAGACGTGGTTGCTAAATTAGATATGGCTTTTGCTATTGGTGCTTCATTGAGAGAGGCGTTAATGTTTGCAGGTATAACTTGAACTGCTTGGAAATATTTTATTACTCAAAACCCAGAATATACAGAAAAAATGGAAGCATTAAAATTAAAACCTGTATTTAAGGCGAGACAAGAAGTAGTTAAAGGTTTAGAAGGCAACCCAGAGTTTTCTTTGAAGTTCTTGGAAAAGAAATTGAGAAAAGAGTTTGGGCAATATCAAACTGTTAATCTTACAGACGAAGAAACGGAAGGCAAAAATGAATTATTAGAATTATTAAAAAATGCAGATGAACAAACAAGAGAACAATTTGTCAACGCATACAGAAAAGTTCGATTTGGAGGAAAACAAAAAGATACAGGAAGCAGTATACCAGATAGACCTGCGAACGATGATAGAGGAACAGATATACCAACAGATGGAGGAAACGAAGGAGTGGCAACTGGGGACACTTCACTCGGAGTGGAACCGAGCGATAAGGAATAATCAGTTTATAGTTATCAAAGCACCACGTTCACATTTGAAAACTTTTTTCTTTTTTGAAATGTTTGCTTTACAACAATGCAAGTTTAGAAAAAATATTGATATTAGATATTTTACAGGTTCAGACCAACTTGCGATTGAAAAATTAGACCATATAAAAGAGTGAGCCAAATTGCCTTATTTCAAAAGTTTATTAGATGGAGCAGATACTAACAACAAAACAGAGTTAAAGTTTGGAGGAAACCAGAGAATATACGTGCAAGGTTATGGTGGTAAAGCGAGAGGTGGACACCCTGATTTTATTATTTTAGATGATATAATTGATAGTGCAGTAATTTATTCGGAAGATGCTAATAAGAAATCAAAAGAAAGATTAGCAATGGAAATATTACCAATGGCAGAACCACACACAAAAATTATTATTATTGGAACAATACAAAAAGACAATGACCTATATTCAGTTGATTGAAAAAATGATTTGAACGAGGACAAATATTTTACAAAAACTTATGATGCAATAGTTGATGAAGAAAAACATATTACATTGTTTCCCGAAAAATGAAGTTGAGAAAGGTTAATGGCAAAGAAAAAAGAAATCACAGAATTAGCAGGAACAAAATGATTTGATAAAGAGTATAGAAATATGGCGACTAACTTATTAGGAGAAATTATTAAACCAGAGTGATATAGAGAATATGAAATATTACCTGAACAATTAGATGTCTATACGGGTTGAGATTTAGCAGTAGGTAAAGATGTAGATACTGGTGATTGAACTGCGAAGGTAACGATAGGAGTTGATGCAGATGAAAATGTTTATATTTTAGATGTATATAAAGACAGAATAGATTTTGGCAAAAGAATAAAAGCAATATCTTATGAAGCAGATAAAGACAAACCAATTAGAGTTGCTATTGAAGAAAATGTATTTCAAGCAGATACAGTCCAAGTGGCGAAACAAAACTGCGACTATAATGTGATAGGAGTTAAAACAACGATTAACAAGGTGCAGAAATATAACGAGCAATTAGTTCCTTTATTCGAATCAGGTAGAATATATTTTAAGAAAGGAGATATTAAGCAACAAGAATTATGAAGAGAGTTATGTTCTCTTCCGAGAGGTGCTCACGATGATATGAGTGATGCATTATGTATAGCATTAAAAGATGTATTAGTAAAGTCGAGACCAAGAATCGAATTTTTCTAAAAAAAGGTTGATTTTTTATTAAAAATGTGGTATAATAGATTAACAAAAGAATTAAAATCGCTATATGAAACTATTCGGTTGAAAATTGTTTAGCAAAAAGGTTTCTGACGGAAGTTTAGTCACTCCGTTAGGTAGCGTATTTCAAAGAGAAAGTATAAATAACTCACAAGCATATTTAGAGACATATAGTAAATCGCTTTATGTATATGCTTGTGTTTCTAAAATTGCACAAAAAGTTGGTTCAATAGATTGACATTTGTATCAAATTATTAACACCAAAGGAGAAGTAAAAGAAATTGACAATAGTCCTTTACTTAATTTGATTTACAAGCCAAACCCATTTCAAACAAAAGCAGAGTTTTGAGAAAGTATTGTCATTGATAAAAAATTATGTGGCAATGCTTTTATTTTTAAGGTTAGAAATAATTATGGTAAAGTTGTAGAGTTATGAAGATTAAGCCCAGATAGAGTTACGATTATTAGTGATTCAACTTCGTTTATTAAAGGTTATGAATATCGAAAAGATGATGGGACTACAATTTTATTTAGACCAGAAGATATTATACACGATAAATACCCAAGCCCATTAGAGCAACATTTAGGTTTAGCACCATTGCAACCAGCAGCCGTGAGAGTTGATACAGAAGAGTTTGGTTCAAAATACCAAAGAGATTTTTTCTTAAACAATGCAAGACCTGATGGTATATTACATACAGAAGGAAGATTAACACCACAACAAAGAACAGATATTAAAGAAAGTTGAGCAAGAAGGCATCAAGGAATTGGTAAGAGCTCAAAGATGGCGTTAATTGAAGGAGGTATGACATATCAACAAATATCAATATCACAAAGAGAGATGGACTATATTGAAAGTATGAAGTTCACGAGAGATGATATTTTAGTTGCCTTTGGAGTTCCAAAACCAATTGTCGCAGTTACCGATGATGTTAATTTAGCAAATGCCGAAACAGGTATGAATATATTTTTATCTGAAACTATAAAACCAGAAATGTCGAGAATAGTTGAAAAAATAAATGAAGAATTAGTTATACCAGATTTTGGTGAACAATACTTTTTTGATTTCGTTGACCCAACTCCAAACGATGAAGTATTTGCATTAGATAGACAAACAAGATTAGTTATGGCGAACATAATGACAATCAATGAAGCAAGAAAAGAAAATGGTTTAGCACCGTTAAAAGATGGTGGCGATAGTATTTATTTACCATTGATGTCAGTTCCTATTGGTGATGTAGCACAAGAGAAGAGATTATCAATTTATAGAACTAAATCAAATCTATTTGCGAAAAGAAACTTCTTTTTTAAGAAATTAGAATTACAGGAATCAATTATACAACAATTGCAAAAAAAGATTACAGAATTGAAACCAAAACAAAAGGTTAGTAAAAAGATTAGAATTAAATCTACCCAACCAAAAATAGTTTTTACAAAAGAACAGAAATCAACTATTTGACAAGAACACGATAAAAGGTTATCAAACGATGTTTTTATTTTTAGAAACTTTGTTAGTAAATTATTCGCAGACCAATATGAAAGAATAAAAGATAAAATTAAAATAGAAGAAAAAAGTATTGAGAAAAAGATTAGTGTTAAAATAGACATTGATTGAGAAGAAGAAAATGAAATCTTTGCGGAAGCGTCAGTCCCAGTTTATACAGATATGATAAAAGCAAGAGGAGATAGAACTTCAAAACTTATAGGACGAACATTTGAAATAACACAAGAAGTAAAAGATTTTATTAAAAAGAAAGCAATTAAGTTTTCAGACGAAGTTAATAAAACAACAGAAGAAATGATTAAAAGAGTAATTGCCGAAGGTATAGATGAAGGCGAAGGTCATAATGAAATTAGTAAAAGAATTAAAGAAGTTTATACCGAGAGAGAAAAAAGAGGAGCAGAAAGAATAGCAAGAACAGAAATGACAAGTGCAAGTGGTGAAGCAGATATAGAATCTTTTAAGCAAGGAGGTTTAGAAAAGAAAGAGTGAAAAGCAACCGAAGATGATAGAACAAGAGATAGTCATTTAGAAGTTGATGGTGAAGTAGTAGAATTAGATAAAGAGTTCAGTAATGGGTTAAAGTTCCCTGGCGACCCAAGTGCAGACCCAGAAGAAGTATGTAATTGTCGATGCACTTTATTACCAGTCGTCGAATAATAAAAAAATTAAAAATAAAAACCAAAAATGCTGTATAAAAGTTTAGAAGTAGAAATCAAAAAGGTTGACGAAGAGAAAGCAACGATTGATGCTATATTTTCAACTGCCGATGAAGACAGACACGGAGATATAGTTAATCAAGAAGGTTGAATATTAGATGAATACAAAACCAACCCAGTTATTTTATGAGGACACGACCACTCTCAACCAGCAATTGGTAAAGCCGTTGATATTGGTTTAGATGAAAATAAAAACTTATCAGGAACAATACAATTTGCAACAAAAGAAAATCCGTTTGCAAAAGTAATTTATGAGTTATACAAAGGTGGTTTTATGAGAGCATTTTCAGTTGGTTATATGAACCTTGAAGCAGAAGAAAGTAAAAATGGTTCACCAGTTCATAAAGTAAATAGATTATTTGAAATCTCTGCCGTAAATGTAGGTGCTAACGCATTAGCATTAGCCAAACAGAAAGGTATTGATGTCACTCAATTGACTTCAAAAGATTTAGATGAAATGCCTAAATTAGACGAAGTTCCACAAGAAATTGTTGAAACTGACGAAACATTGCCTAAAAAAGACGATTTAATCGTCCCAGATGCCACGCAAAGCAACGATAATGATGAAACCATACCTAAACCAACGGAAGTTGTAATTGAAAAGCCAGAGGCAGTAGAAGAAGAAATTAAAGAGTTTTTAGAGAAAGAAGGTAGAGTATTGTCCAAAAGAAACAAGGACATAATCAATAATGCCATTAACGCTCTAACAGAATTAGTTAGAGTTGATAATGAGGAAGCCGATAGCCAAGACAAAAACCAAAGGTCGAAACTCCAAGGAAACTTGGACGGAAAGAAAGCCGTTAAGGTCTTTAACAAAACAATTAGAGTTTTGATTAAAGAAAAAAACGAACTCAAAAAGGTTAATAAATTAAAAATTAAGTTTAATTAAAATGGACGAACAAAAAAATGAAAAGACCCAAGAAGTTGACCAATCAGAAGTTAAAACTTTAATCAATGAATCTGTTTCAGAAGCATTTGAAAAGTTTTCTGATAGTTTAGTCAACAAGTTCCAAGCAGGAGTTGAAGAACAACGCTCCAAAGTTTTGGAAACAGAAAAAAAGGAAACAGAAAAGCAAAGAAATATTACGAAAGAGTTTTTAACTGCATTAGTTAAAGACGACAGAGAAGTTTTGAAAACTTTAACAACTTCAAGTGCTGATACACCAAAAGCAGGTTATACAATTCCTACCGAGTTAATGGCAGAAGTATTGCGTATTGCTAATACTCAATATGGTGTCGCTCGTAGAGAAATGAGATACCTACCTTTCACAGGTGCAGGTAATACCCGAACTATTCCAACAATAGCCAATGGTGTTACTGTTACTTGAACCGATGAAGCAGCAGCAAAAACTTCTACTCAACCAACTTTTGGTTTAGTAACTCAGACATTAAAGAAACTCGCTGCGATAGTTCCTATGACAGAAGAATTGATGGAAGATACTGCTATCAATTTGACTCAATTAGTTGCCGACTTAATCGCCGAAGCAATCGCCAAAGAAGAAGATACACAATTCTTGGCTGGAACTGGTGCACCTTGAACAGGTGTGTTAAATAATACATCAGTCAATTCAGTAACATTAGCAGGAACAACCTTTGCAGGTTTAACTGCCGATGATTTACTTGATATGATTGACAAAACACCAGAATCAGTTTTAGATGGTGCAAAGTTCTATATGCACAGAAGTATTTTAAGTATTGTTCGCAAACTTAAAGCATCTACTTCTGGTGTATACATTTTTGAAGGACCACAAGGCGATGCACCAGCAACAATTTGGGGCTACCCAGTTGTTACAACTGATGTTTTGCCTGCTTCAACCGATACTGCTGCCAATAAAAAGTTTATCATTTTTGGTAATCTTAAAAAAGGTGCAATATTCGGAGACAAGCAAAGTATTCAAGTTAAGTTATTAGACGAAGCCACAATTACAGATACCGATGGACAAACTGCAATCAATTTAGCACAACAAGATTGTATTGCTATGAGATTTGTAGAAAGAGTTGGTTATGTTTTGGCTTTACCAACAGCAGTTACAGTTCTTAAAACTCACGCATCTGGTTCGTAGTTAGTCGAGAGTTTTTCTTAATAAACTATTAAATCCGAAATTATGGCTGCAACAGTCCAAATTAACGAATATAACGGCGTAGATGAAACAGAAACAGCAA